TATTCTCTGTTATATAGTCTCTAAACTTTGGTATCTGCATTATCTTCCTTAACTATTTTCTTACCTATATTATATTTAGCAGATAATATCCACTCTTTTTTCTCTTTAAATGGTAATACTTTAATTTGTGATAATGGTGCCTTGTTTGATGTTGCTGTTTCTTTTTCAACAATATCTATTAAATTCCAGTCTTGTAACAATATAGCAATAGTATTTCTACGTTGAATATCGTTGTTAATTAGAGTTGCTTTCTTGCCGTCTAAAGCAAATAACTCTTTAAAATGTACTATGTAATATTTCCCTTGTTTATGTAGAATATGACAAGATTGAAATAATGTTTTATCTTTTCTACTTGCGACACCTATTCTAGTAAGTGTTTCTCTGACTTTTAAAAAATCATCTGGTTGGGTTAGAGTTACTTCTAACATACTATCCTGTGACCACTTTACTTCTTCATTCATCTAGTTCTCCCGCCTTTATATGTGGCTTCTTTAATCTTATTAATTTGTTCTTTTGTGAGTATAGTTAAGGCTTGTTTTGCTTTTTCATTACTATATCCATAATACTCTTTAACATATTCCAAATCATTTAGTTTTGTTTGCTTGAGCCATTTGCCTCCAAAACGTTTCTTTGGTCTGATACTATTTAGTAAAAAGGTAAACTGTATATCTTTATCCAAGAAGTGATAACCATTCATTTCATTAGCATGTGGAAGTGTATCCCAAAACATTGATAAACACTTATTAACTACATATGGTGGGTATTTTTTAGACCATGCGACATCTTCGCTATGCAAAAGATTTACTTTTGTCTCATTTATTGCCTTCAAATAATCTTTCAATTCGTACATAATAATTCTGGTGCCCTTTGTCCGAGTCGAACAGACGACCTACTGATTACAAATCAGTTGCTCTACCAGCTGAGCTAAAAGGGCGGTTCCTTTCATCTAATTCTGTGTCGTTTTTCGTGGTCTCTTTTTCCTTTGTTCATGCCCATGTAGTACTGACTTGGTTCATAATCCCAAACTTTTCCATGATGACCTCTTATGTCAGCCCAAAGCATTCTCAATTTTACTAAACACACTCTAAACAGCGTTCTTTTTGCCATGTTTCTTCTCAAATTCTTCTTGTTGTTTTTGTTTTTCTCTTTCATTAGCTTGAACAACCTGTATTATATCCCAAGCATAATTACTAACTGGTACTCGTTGTTCTTGCTGTAATTCTAAAAGGCGTCTGCCTTTTTTCTGGTATTTAGTTAAATAAGTTCTTGAGCGTTCAGTAGCATATTTTTTACCTCTAGCATAGACACCAGCTCTAGTAACTACCATAGCCACTTCTCCTGGAATAAAAGTACAAGGTTTTCTTAAATCTCTGATATCTTTCACACCATCAATAGTACCATATTCATACGTGATATCTTTAACATCATTACTTTTAGTTTTGACCTTGTCCATCACTTCTAATAGTATTCTCTCTGCTTTTTGAACATCTTCCATTGTAGTACCTATCTCAAACTGTTCGGTAGAGGTCTTCCACAATTTATAGTATTTCTTTAAGTATTCTAAAAGCTCGCCTTCAGCTTTAGTTAAGAAGTTAGGTTTAACTTCTTTTAAGTATTCAAAAGTAATATTGGCGTTTGTAGTTTTATATCTATCTTCTCGCTCTTTTTTATCTGTCGTTTTACCTACTGTCAAGAAATATATTCCTGATTTCATGTCTAACTGAAAGAAACCGTATAACCAAGAAATCATTTGAATTTACAGTTGGCCATGATTTCAGTTAAACAAGCTATTGTATTGATCTCATGGTCTGCTACAAAAGCCGCTTTATACTGATAACCAGCGATGATTAATATTGCTTGAGGTACGGATTTAGGTTCTAAACTCTGATATAAACTATCATATACACCTCTGAATAGATCGGTAGAATCCATATCTAAATGGTTTACTACCCATTTTCTCATACTATCAAACTCTTTTTTCTTTAAATGAACCATAAGATTTTTATAGTCTGTTTCTTTTAAATTAAATAAGATACCACTATCAATCTTACCACGTACAGAATATCTTTGAAGTTCGTTGATTGTTCTTCTAAAATCTGGATAATGTTTTTCAATTAATTGAGCTAATGACTTTTTATCATACTCAATTTCTTGTTCTTTTAAAACACCCTCCATACGTTGCATAAATGCCATAGCAGTTTTTTTGACTTGACCATTAGTGACCTTAAAGTCAATAACAGTACAACGACTATGTAAAGCTGGTATGATTTTGTTCTTATAGTTACAAGTAAATATAAATCTACAGTTATTATAAAAACTTTCTATGAAGTTTCTTAAAGCAGGTTGTACTGATTCGGCGTTCATATAATCTGCCTCGTCAATTATAACTACTTTATGTTTTGATTCTGTATTGAAAGATACTGTTGTTGCAAAGTTTTTAATCTTATGCCTCAAGGTATCTATTTGACGACCCTCATCTGAACCATTGATTATAATATAATCAAGATTTAATTCTTCACACAAGGCTCGTGCTACAGTTGTTTTACCAGTACCGGCAGTACCAGTTAATAACATGTTTGGTAATTCTTTTTTAGATAAAAACTCTAAAAATGTTTTCTTTGTTTCCTCTGGTAAGATACAATCATTTATTGTTTTAGGTCTGTATTGTTCAACCCATAAAAAATCTGCCATAATATAAACCTCACTTTATTCTTTTTCATCATATTTTACAGTGACCTCATAGCCACCTTTTCTATCTGTCCACCAATCGTCTTCTCTATCATAATCATTTTCACTTAAAAACTCCCAAAATTTATCATGTTCTTCATCACTAGGTTTTTCACCTGTTGCTTCTAAAGGACTTTTAAATTCTTGTTCTTGGTGTGATATGATTTCTTTAAATCGTTGTACAGAGCCAAACTCCTTAATGATTGCCTCGTCATCTATGTTGTATTTAAACTCGGAGGAAACGGAGTGCCATTCAGTTTTTTTAACTATCATTAAAATTCTGAATCAGGTTCTAATGCGATCCAATATTGTACGTTCTTACCTCTAGAAATGAAACTAGATATTTTTGCTTTTGAAATTGCTACATCGTAATCATCTGGTATCATTTTAAAGTTTTCTGATTTAAAGTAAGCAGTAAACTTAACATCTGATTCGCCAATTACAGTAGATACTTCGTTAGAAGATTTATTCTTCTTATCTGTTGCAACAAGTTTAATGTTTTTACCATCACCTATTACAGATACATCTGGTAGATTTAACGTTGTAACACCTTTGTGTAATTCTGCCAAGTCATCATTCTTTAATGTAAATGTGACATGATTGTCTGGCATGTTAATCTTGTTAGGTGTAAATACAGTAGATTTATCAGAAAAGAAATACTTAACTGATTTACTAGATTTAGCCTCACTGATAGTCATGCTAGCACCACCATTAAATTTAAGTTCGGGACTTTTAAATAAGTCTAACGATCTCAAAAATTGTGGTAGATCATAGATAGCAAATTCGCTATCAAATTTTTCTTTTATTTCAGCTTCTGCTAAAATATTTCTCATATTGGAAATAGTTTGTATTTTATTTCCTGGCTTAATTAAAATATTCTGATTGATATCAGAAAAGTTTTTAAGCATTGCGATTGTGTCTGTTGACAAGTTCATAATATATTCACCTTTTTTCATTGTTTAATGGAGCGGATACTTGGTACTGCCCCAAGTTCTAAAGATTGGAAATCTCTCATAATACTTTTATACTATATCCGCATTATTGATCCTATTACAGATCAATTAAAAAGTCAAGCCTTAAACTGACCTCTTAATTTCTTCACTTTGTAAGTAAGATAAAACGTTTTCTGGAGAAGAAACACCATATGGATCCGAAGGATCATTGATATCTCTACCAGGTTCTACAAACAATTTTTCTACTTCACCGTCATTTATTACAGCTGCATATCTCCAAGAACGGTAACCAAAACCAATGGCCTCTTTAGTAACTAACATATCTAATGCTCTTGTTAGTTCACCATTACCATCTGGTATCATCTTAACGTTTTGAATATTTGAAGCATGAGCCCAAGCGTTCATAACAAACGAATCATTTACTGATACACAATAAACTTCATCTATGTTATGTGAAATTTTAAATGTTTTACACATGGTCTCAAAACCAGGTAGTTGTTGTGACGTACAAGTAGGTGTAAAAGCACCTGGTAAACTGAATAAAATTACTTTCTTATTTTGAAATAAGGTAGTAGTTGTTAAATCAACCCACTTGCCATTTTCAAAGGTACACTCGCCGTTTTCTGCTAGGTCGCCTACCCTTGTTTTAAATGTTATATTTGGTATTCTCATAATATACTTTCATTATATAATAAAAGAGGAAGGAAGTCAATGCTCCCTTCCACTTTTTTTTAGTTTATTTTATCTTTATTGTTCTAGCCTTCTTGTGTTCAGGAATAACTCTTTCCATAGAAACACTTAAAAGACCATCTTTTAGTTCAGCACCTTTGATTTCTACATCTTCGGCGATTGTAAAAGACTTTTGAAACATACGTTTGGCAATACCTTTATGTAGTATACCATCGTTTTCCTCAACCTCTTTTTCTGATTCGTCTTTAATAGATTTAACTGTTAAGACACTATCCTCAAAAGATACGTCTATATCCTTCTTACCATAACCAGCAAGTGCTAGTTGAATATCATAGGTATAATTACCTGTCTTTACGATATTATATGGTGGATATTTTACAGCAACCATTTCGTTGAAATTATGGTCATCTACCATTCTTTCAAAGTGGTCAAACATATTGTCAAACCCTACTGTTACTGGTCTTAATTGATTGAAAATTGAAAATGCTTTAGTCATTATAACTCCTTTTGTTAAGCAAGTTTATTTAAATAGAACCCATTATGGCGTTCTACAGTTATTTATATAGGGATTGTTTTTTAAATTACAACCCCTATAAAAATTATTTATATAGTTGTCAAGAAATTACTTTCTTTATTTTTAACATCTTGTCCTAAAAAGGCTTCAATATTCCATGGCCAATTACCATGTTCCTTTTTATACTTGTATGCTTTTTCTATACCTCTTTCAAGTTGTTCAAAAGATTTTTTCATATCTTTTCTTCTTGTATTGAGACCTCTTTTTTCAGTAGGTGCTTTAGTATGCAATATAAAGTATGAAGCTTTATCAGTTTCATCTAATCTTTTTA